TTATACTTGAATCCTGTTTTCAAATATAGTTATAAATTGATTAAAAATCAATGCCCAATTCCAAATAGGTTGATACCATTTCTTTTCTATTTCTGTAATCGCCAGATACACAGATTTTTTCAAGGCATCATCATTTGGGAATGATAGCTTGTTTTTGGTGTACTTTCTAATTTTTCCGTTCAGATTCTCAATGAGATTCGTTGTATATATGATCTTTCTAATTTCAACCGGGAAGTCAAAGAATACGGTGAGTTCTTCCCAATTATTTCTCCAGGAGCGTATCGCATATGGATATTTAGTCCCCCATTTTTGCTCAAAGTTGTCCAACTCCATCTTTGCGGCTTCTTTAGTAGGTGCATTATAGATATTCTTTAAATCAGAAGTAAACTCCTTTTTTTCTTTCCAGACCACATACCGACAGGAGTTTCTTATTTGATGCACTACGCATATTTGAGTGGTAGATGTTGGAAACACACTCTTGATAGTTTCTGTAAATCCATTCAGATTATCAGTAACCGTAATCAGTATATCTTCTAGACCACGAGCTTTGAGATCCGTTAAAACGCCCATCCAGAAGGCAGCGCTCTCATTTTTACCAACCCACATGCCCAATACCTCTTTCAAGCCTTCCTTATTTAGACCTACACATAAATAAACGGTCTTGTTGATGACCTTACCATTTTCCCTGACTTTAAATACGATACCATCCATCCAGACAATCATATATAAGCTCTCCAAAGGACGATTCTGCCACTCTGAAGCAGCTTGGCTGACTTTATTGGTAATAATAGAGATAGCGGAGGTGGAAAGATTGATACCGTATATTTCTTGCATTTCTGACTCAATGTCAGATACGCTCATGCCTTTGGCATAAAGAGAGATTACAAGACGTTCAATAGACAAGCCACGGGATTGATGCTTAGGGAGTACAACTGGCTCAAATTCACTTTTTCTATCACGGGGAACCTGAATAACAGATTCTCCCATCTCTGTTTGAATCTGCTTCTTATAACTACCATTGCGGGAGTTGCCACTATGATCCCCTTGATTGGAGTGTTTCTCATAACCTAAGTGGTTATCAAGTTCAGCTTCCAACATTTGCTCATAGACACGAGTATGAAGCTCTTTCATGAAAGCGGTAACATCTTCACCTGTCTTAAACTGAGACAGGAACTCTTTACTTAAAAATTCTTTTGGGATCTCCATAAAATCTGCTTTTTTACAAAGTTAATATATAAATAAAAAACTACGAGAAGAATCCCGTAGTTTTCTATTTACACAATATGATGGAGAGTCCCTGATATATTATGCTTGTTTCTATTTATTATATATCCTATTATATTATTCAGCATCTCCCTCTTGTTTTGCCTTTTTTATTATTATAGATGTATTATCATTTATTTGTTTTGCTTCCTGTCCATCAAATGTTAAATAAATTTCTCCATTATAATTTTCAGTTGTCAATAGACCAATTGGTGTAAATGGTAGAGATTTATCTTCAAATCTTGGATAAAGATTTTCTGTTTCTTGGGCAGCTATTAAAGATGGATGTATCTCTCCACCAGCTTTTAATAACTTTATTAATTCTGATAATGACGTGCTTAGTCTATCAATGCGTTCATTGATATCGGTTTGATTATCTTCTTGGTTTTTCT